TTAAACCTCGATGATTGCGATGTCCGGCGCGACTTCCTGAATCCTGACAAGTTCATCATCAAGAACTTTATCGCGTATATCTTCAAGGGTCGCTTGTGCGCCGGGCGACATCAGGATAAAGTGAACATCGCGCCCGTCGATTTGGGCGAATGTTTCGACTTCAAGGGTTTCAGGCTGTAAGCCCTTGAAAATCGGGATGCGCAACGTGAATGATTCCGGCAAATTGGAATTGACCACTTGCGCGAAATTGTCGGTTCGGCTTCCGTTCATTTTGATGTCGCGGTCGATGGTCGCTTGCACTGTGCCGTTGAAGTTCATCAGGCGCGACACAAGTTCCATGTTGTCCTTGCGGTCAGGAAAGAACGTGCGGTTCATCTTGAAGAATAATCCGAGTTCGGCGGGTGTCCATACCTTGTTGGCATTGTTGATGCCGAATTTGACGAATTGCGGGTTGAATTGCAGTTTCGACACGACCGTTCCGCGTGTGTATGCGTCCTTTTCGTTGATTGTAAGGGTCATTGTGACGTTTTCGCGGTCAACGGTGATGAAACATTCGGTTTGCTTGAATTGCCCGGCATCGACGCGCTTTTTCAGGTATTCAAGAATTGTTCCGATTGTGCCGACAATATCGGTCTTAACCGGGGCTTTCGGGTCAAGCTGCTTTGTCGCTACACCCTCGCGGATGATGATTTCGGCGGTCGATTGACCGGGCGCGAGATTGATTTGCATTTTTTCGGTTTCCATTCTGATTGATGGTTTTAGTCATTTGTTCCCGTTAACGGCGGAACATTCCCGGTGCGCAACGCGCCAAAGATGGTCGGTTGCAGTTCGTCGGCGGTCGCCGGGCGTGATTCAATCAACAACCCGTCGGCGTTGTAGAATCCCGTCATTTTCGCTTCTTGGTCGGTGAAGCGATAGCAAGGTTCGGTCACATATTCGGCTTTTGCCTTGATGTTGGAAACCATGCCCGCCCGCTGTTCTTTCAAGGGCTTCAACCGCCCCTTATATTCGGCGGTTACTTGCTTCATTTCGGTTTCGATTTCGGCGATTTCGATTGATACGTTGGCAAGATTCTCTTTGTGTCCTTGCAATTCTTCCGGGGAATAGGGCTTCATGTAACCCTTATCCACGACGGCATCGCAGTTGTCCGCAAGGAATTGTCGGCGGGCAATAGGGTTTTCGATGTCGCTTCCAAGTGTTCGTTCCATACTATATTTGTTTTATTATAAGACACGGCGACGATTAGAACAAAAAAACCTTGTTCCAAAGGTCGATGAATTGTTCGCCGAATTGACGGGCGCGATTTGCGGTTTTGAAGCAAAGCCGAGAACCGAAAATCGCATACGTAGACGACGGCGTATTACACGAATGCGCATACACGAAGCCCGCAGGGTCATTGTCATAGACAAACCACGGAAACCACTTTTCTTGACGGCGGTTTGAATAGTCCGGGGTGAAGCCATCCGCCGCGTTCCATGCTTGTGCGATGGTGAACAACTCGTTCAGGGCGATAAGAGCTTCAAGATGCGCCGGATTCAGGGCATCGACAAGGCGGGTAACATCGACAAGCCCCGGCACGGTGTTCATCGTTGCCACACGTTGCGACACGGTGAATTGTTTGTTCGCCTTGCCGCCAAGATATTCACGGGCGGCGTTGTAGTCGGTGATGGTTTCGTTGGGTTCTTCCTTGACCTCGACTTCTTCAAGGTCAAAATCGAATGGCGTTAACCATTCATCATCGGACGGGTCAAGACCCTCGTTTTCATCCTTGATGTAGGTTACCATAACGTCGGCGGCTTCCTGACGGGTTGAGAACTGACCCAAGATTTCGCCATTTTCGGCGTTTGAAAGTTTGTACTTAATCATTTTACAAGTTGTTAAAAAGGTGATTTACTGAAATTTTTAATTGTTAGTCCGGGTTCGGCAACCGTGATTGTCTTGCCCGTTGCGGCTTCAATGTCGGCTTGAAATTCGGCGGCATTGGCGTTGGCATCCGAAAGGTGAATCAACACAATGTTGTTGACCGCCGAAAGGTCTTGCGCAAGAAGCGTTGCCCGGCATTCGGCAAAACTGCAATGGCTTTTCTTGGTTCGGTTTGCCATCGCTTTCGGTAAGCGTCCGGCGGCAATGTTGCGTTCCAAGATGTCGTGCCGATAGTTGCATTCAATCAAGATGTTGTTCACGCCGGGAAACTTGATGATGTGGTCGTTGCCGAAAGGCGCATATCGCAAATAACGGGTGTCAGTTGCGAATAACACCGTTCCCATCGCCGGGTGATGAATCAGGAATCCGAAAGGTTCGGCGGCATCATGCTCGACCCTGAAAGGCATAACACGGAATTTGCCGATTGACACCATTTCGTGGTCGGCGACCTGATGCACAAGATTGTGTTTGTCAATGTCCAAAGCCTTTGCAGTACCCCGTGACGTGTAAACGGGAATGAATGATTCAAGGAACTTGCCGACGGCGGCGGAATGGTCGCCGTGTTCGTGCGATATGACCGCCCCGACAATGTGCCGGGTCTTGAAGTCCATTGCCCGGCGCAAGCGACTGAAAGGGATGCCACATTCAACGGCAAGGGCTTCATCGCCATTGTCAAAAATGTAGCAATTACCCTTTGAGCTGCTGCCGATAATCTTCAAGTCCATCAGAATCCGGGATTGTCGGTTGTTGATTCAGTCGCGGCGGGCGCGGGTTCTGCCTTTGTTTCCGGTGCGTTGGCTTCATTGTTGTCGGGTTCAGGGGATGCCGGGGTGGGTGCGGGCTTTGCATCGTCCATGCTGATTGTCGATGCGGTGTTGTTCGCAGTCGCGGCGGGGGCATTCGGGATTTCCTCAAACTCGACATCCACGATGTCTTGAATTTCTTCTTTTGTGCGCATACCCATTGAAAGTTCAGGCGCATAAGTGTTAGTCCACATTGATGCGGCACGATACATAAGCATCAAGCGGGGCATCGTGGGCCACTTCGACCCGTCCTTTGTGTACCATCGTTCTTCAACGGCAAGACGCACGGTGACGGGGCTTGATTCAAGAACTTCTTTGCTTCCTTTCTTGAAAGTGTAAGCGACACATTCGACGTTCATTACATTTCGACCATCGAATTGCCGTTGAACGGGTTCTTTGCGGCGGTTGTGGTCATTCCACACATAGTCGGTGTATTCAACCATGCCGAGTGCGCCAAGTTCCTTGAAGCGGAATTGCAATGGCTCAAATTTGCCGCACGAATTGACCGTTGCAATCAGGAACTTTGAGGACGGCGCGGGGCGACCGTAGATGATAGCGACGTTTTGCATGACCATCAAGGGCGACGCGCCGACGCGCATTGCATAGTCAACGGCTATCATACAATTTGCCATTGCCTTTGTTAAGGCTGTTTGGTTTTCCGACTGAATCCTATTGACGGTGTTTTCGTCTGCATTAGCCGGGAACTGCTTCATGTTCGCACGGTATATGTCCGGCACAAGGTCGGATGATGCGAACATCTTGCACACACGTTGCATGGTTTCAAACTGCACCGGGTCGAAGAAGTTGAACCCAACCGTTGCGGGGGCGGTGGTTGTCACCACGCCGACGGGATTTGATTTTTGAAGTTCGTTTGACATATCTTTGATAATTAGTTGTTTTTAGCGGCATTGTGAATGGCATCTTTCCGGCGTTCTTGCATATCCGCAAAGAATTTTCCCAACTCGACAAAATGTTTTGCGTCGGGTGTGTTAAGTAACTTGGCGACGGCGAAAGCAAGGGCGGGTTCATCGCCGGACATTGCAACGGTTGCCCCACTTTGGGTTTCATCGCTCATGTCAACCGCAAGGATGATGATTGCGCGGTCGTGGCTTTGCTCAACGTACCTTTTTGAGATTTCCCGAAAAGCAACTTCAACATACTTGGTGAATGTGCTTTTTTCGTGTTCTTTGCTCATTCGATTGTTAGTTTTGTGTCGTTGGTCACGACAAGGTTAATGATTTGGCTTTCGGTCGGGATAAGGGCGTTGACCGATTCGCGGTTATCAATGAATATCGGGGCGCAAATGCCGTGGAATCGACAAAGGGTGTTGATGATGTCAAGACCCGCATTGACTTGCCCGGCGGTGTTTGCCGCGCCGAAAGGAACACCCCCAACAAGCGGGATGCACGTTTCATAAATGTTGCCCTCATAGGTCTTGTCGAAAAGACGGAACGTGACGTTGTGAAACAACCCATTGATTCGGCTTTCGCATTCCTCGATTTTGGTGCGGGTAAACTCCTGAACGGTGTATTCCTCTTTTTCAAGGTCGGCGATTTGTTGTGCAAGCTGCTTGCCCTTTTCTTTAAGGTTTTCAATCTCACTTTCGGAACGGGCAATTTCATCACGGGAGGCAAGACGCTTTTTCAAGGCATCCCGGCGGTCGGTCAGCTCCTTTTTCTTGTCCTTATGTTCGGAATCATCCGGGATGACGGTGGCGGTCGAAACGGCGGCTTGTACTTCCTCGATTTGGGTTGTCAAATCAGCATACCCGGCGACTTCTTCCGGCACGATGGTTGCGACGGCGGTTTCAGGCATCGCGGCAAGGGCGGTTTCCTTTTCCTTGATTTCCGCTTCGATGGCTTCGATTGCCTTTTTTTGGTCGGCAATCTCCTTTTCGGTGTCCTGATGCGACTTTTTCAGGGTTTCAAGGCGGGCGGAAAGGCGTTTGCCCTCTGCCTGAATTTCGGACTTTTTCGCCTTTTGTGTTTCGATGAAGTCCGCCAAATTCTTGTCGCGCATCTCTTTCGGCAAGACTTGTCCGCAATGATGGCAAATATCATCGCCGGAATATGCCTTTGCGTTTTCTTTGTACCATTCGCCGCGCTTGCTTTCGATGTCCTTTTCAAGTTGTGCGATGTCGGCGGTGTAACGGTCGCGGGAATCGGTCAGGGTGCGCAAGGTGCGCTTCATTGCCGACAATTCACGCTTCTTTGATGCGATGCCCGAATCAAGTTCACGGCGGGTCGCATTGGCTTCAAATGCGACATCTTTGGCGGCTTGTTCGGCATCCCTGACAAGGTTGTTGCGCTTGGTGATAAGGTCATTCACCTTGCGTTGCTTCTCTTGTTCCGCCTGATATTCGGAACGGATGCGGGCGGCGTTGTCCGATAAGATTTTTTCGATGTCGGCAATCTGCTTTTCAACATCGGCGATTTCGGCTTCAATAGCGGCGAAATCTTCACGTTCCGGCATCATCTTTTGTGTTTGGTCGATGCGGGGTTGAATCTCGTTCAATTCCTTTTGCAAACGTGCCTTTTTTGCCGACAATTCTTTCTTGAAGTCTGCAAGCGACTTGCCGTTCAGTTTGTCAAGAAGAAGCACGAAATCGGGATTTGTGGCGGCAATTTCGGCATCGTTGAGTGTTCTGGCGAGTTGGAAAAGTTGTGCGCGTTGCAACTTCCAATCCATCGTTGCAAAGAAGTACGGGTTTGTTATCATCTTGAACAACGACGGTTCAAGGATGGCGGCGACACGGGCGTTAAAATCGTTGACCTTGACGGGGGTTTCGTTCCACCAACATTCGTTGTGGTTGCCTTTCAACACCCGGTCAACCTGACCACGGGGTTTCACCCATTCTTCAACGGATTCACGCTTCAACGTGATTTCCTGACCGTCGATGTCAAGAACACCCGTCACACTGCATTCCACTTCGTGAAGCAACGTGCCGTCGGCGTTGTGCGTCCTAACCTCATAATCTTTGCGGTCTTGAACGTCCTTGCCGAAAAGAAGCCACATGAAAGCGTCAAAGTGTCTTGATTTGCCAAGACCATTGCCGCCGGATATTTTGGTGACTTCGGCGTTGAAGTGAGTTGTTCTTGCTTGTTCCCCCTTGAAATTGCAAAGGGTCAGCGATTTTAAGATAACTTTCTTCATGGTTAATTATACTTACTTGTTAAATAATTCAATAGCTTTGTCCGCGTCAATGACTATCAACCGACCACGTTGTGAAATTGCCTTGTCTATCTTTCCGCTTGCCTTGATGCGGTTGGCGGTGCTGATACTGCAATTAAAGATTCGGGCAATTCCGGCGATGCCATATTCAAGGCGGCGTTCTTTCGGTGCGTCTTGCGTCGGTTTTCCTGATGCCGATTCAATCAGTTCAAGAAGTTGCCCAACCGTCAAGTCAATCAACCTTGTGTTCGGGTCAATATCAATCATAATTTTTCGGAATCATCTTCGGGAATTGGCACTTCTTTAAGATAGCGTGACGCGATGCCGAAAGAAGCGACCATCAGGGCGCAAAGCCAAAGGCATTCGGCGAATATCACGGCAAAGGTCAAGGACATTGCCCACCACATAAAAATTCCACGTTGGCGCGGGGTCAGGTCTTGACCGCCTGAAAACTCTTTGATGTAGTAAATTATCTTGTTCATTGTTGCGAAATTTAGAAGTTGATAAAATCAAGGTCGGATTCATTGCGCGACCGACGGGCGCGGACAACACGAATTGTGCGGTTTTCAACTCTTATGCGACGGCAAAAGTCGTTATGGTCAAGGGCGAAAACTTGCGGAGCAAGAAGCGTCAGGAACATTCCGACAATCACTTTCCGTTTCAGGGGTGACAAGTCAAATGAAATGTGGAATCTTGTGCAAAACCACCACGCGCACAATTCATTGATTTTTTGACACCCGACCTTTGCATAAATGTTCCGGGCGTGATTTTCAACGGTACGTTCCGAAATGAAAAGGCGATTTGCAACTTCTTTCTTGCTTGCGCCCCATGCGAACAATTCCGCAATTTCGGATTCGCGTTTGGTAAGGTCTGCAACTTCCATCATTCCACCCCCCAAACTTCTGTGATGCCGTATTCGGCAAAGACGTTTTCGACGGCGCGAGCTTCGGAAATCTTGGGTTCAACTTCACCTTTCAGGCGTTTGCCCCAAGCGGCGCGGGTGGTGATGTTAAGTGCCGCCATTAGCTTGTCGCGACATTCTGCAAGGTCGCCATTCTTGACCTGCGACCATCCTTTCTGAAACGAAAAATCTTTATTTATTCGATTTTTTTTAGTGATAAATCCGTAGTCCATATATAAGGGATTAAGCGGGGCGGCACCCACCGCCCCGGCGGTTATTACATACATTTGGGATGCTCGGATGATTTAAGGCGATGCCCTGCAAGTATCAAAAGGGCAACTTCCATTCTGAAAGACCGGGCGACTTCACACGGGCAACCGTGGTCGGCGGTCGGCGACCAAACCGTAAAGCACACCCCCGACCCATCGGAATTAAATTCGATTGACCGCCCCTTGCCGTTGTCAAGTGCGGCGATGGTGTCAAGCACCTTTGCGCGGGTGCTTGTGTCAAGACCATCAATTTTTTCTTTAATACTTGCGTTCATCGTTGCGAAATTTTTGGTGTTGTTTTGAAATTTTGTGGCTTCCAATGCGCGGTTTTCGCTAAAATGACGTAACTTTGCTATTTGTTAGCGTTCATTTTCGCTTTAACTTTGCATCGTGTTTCGTTTACGCTTGCAAAGATACACAATATTTGGTGTTTGCCAACAAATAACACCCAATATTTTGCAGAGTGGGCGCGTTAAAATATGTTACATAATTAAAAATGAATGATTTAGACATTAAGAAAATTCGCGAAATATTGGGTGTTACGCAAAAACAACTTGCGGAAATGGTTGGAGTTTCGGTCAATACGATTCAAAATTGGGAATCCGGCTGCAAAATCCCGAGGTCTAAACACCCAATATTGCAATCGCTGACAGCAAGACCACACATCGTTTATGGTGGACAACACGTTCAAAATGGCGATGCTATCAACGGCGACAAGATTATTCAGGAAGTCGCCGACGTGAAAGATTCCGTTGAAGAAGTTGTGAAAGAAGATGTCAACATCAAAAAGGTTGTTGCGTGTGAAGCCGACCGCCTTTTGTCACTGCTTGAAGCAAAGCAACGGTCGGTTGATTCTCTTATTGAGCAACAAGCCCGATTCCTGACTATAATTGAAAACCTATCTAATCCCAAATAGCATGATTGAAATAGATGTCAATAAATATTATGGCGTACCATCTTATTATTCGGTGATGCCTGAACAAATCTTTGATGCGCTTGAATTAGCATCCATGAAAGGTGATAAAACCGCAATGGTCAACAAGGCACAATTCGATAAAATGATTGCAGATTATGAAGTCAAGATGCGCAATAAATAAAATCGTCGGGTGTTTTGTCGTGCTGCTTGTCTGCTTGTGTGGTTGTGCTTGTTCATCCACCACGGATGATTTGAGCGATGACCCCGCCATTATACTTTCAACCATCGCCGGGAAGTGGAATGTAACGGCATATCAGGACGGCGCACACTTCATTCCCGCGACCAATCCCGAATATTACGATTTCACGCCGTCCGGCGACTTCACGCACGTTTATGAACACACCGCCGATTTAACGGACATAACAACGGGGCGTTATACCTATGACAGCGACAACCTGACCATTCACGTTGAAGAACCGCGCGGTTGGAATCTTGACATCGCTGTTCAATTTCTTTCGGATACATCCGACGGTTACACGGCGATTTTCAATATCAAGGGGCGCACCCCGGCACAATCCAAAGTCATAAGGGTGCAACGCCAATGATGCAAATGCAATGCACCCAATCACATTTGCAATGCACCGAAATGCAAAAGAAAATAAATATATCTTCGATATAATAGAGAATAGGGCAAAACAAGTTTTGCTTCTCTCTATAAGGCAAAATCAAATTTGAATGAAAAAGTCAGTCAACCCCAAAGCACTTGAAATAACACGCCGATTCTTTCAAGCCCTGAATCTCGCAATCGAGTTGGGCAAGATTGACGGTATCAAAGGTTTTTGCACTGCTCACAACCTGAACCGGGTTAAATATGCGACCTTGAAAGGGTCAATCGACAAGCCCATTGAAGAAATGACATATAAATGTATCGACGTGGACGCATTGGCGGGCATCTGCTCGGATTTCGGCGTGTCGGCTGAATGGTTGTTGCTTGGGCGCGGGAAAATGCTTAAATCGGACGCACAATGAAAATTGCTTGGTCTGCAAAATTTATATTGCACAAACGTGGCAAGGCGGTTTGTCCAATCCGAATGCGTGTGACGCTCCGGGGGCAAACGCCACTTGATTTCCCTTTGGGGCAATCGGTGGACATTGATTCGTGGGATGCCGCCGGGCAAAGGGTCAAACCGGGCAATCCCGATGCAACGACAATCAACCGCATCATTGATGAATGGCGGTCGGCAATCGGTGAAGTAATGGCGCGTTATGAATTACTTGAAAAGCGCATTCCCGACCCCGGCGAAGTCAAGGAATTATTCAATGATTTGGTTGGGCGTGAAACCGCAATCAAAGAAGTAATCCAAGACCCGGTTTCATTGTCCTTTTTCCAAGTATATGACAAATTCACGTCAACCGTCGGGAATGAAAACCAATGGACGGCGGCGACCTTTCAAAAGTTCAAGGCGTTAAAGAAGCGGTTGCAGTCTTTCGACCGCCTTTTGTCGTTCCACACCCTGACCGACGCAAAGATGCAAGAATTTGTGTCGTTTATGATGAAAAAGGGCTTGAAGAACACGACCATTGCCAAGAACCTTGCATTTGCTCGGTGGTTTATCAGGTGGGCGGCGGTTCACGGCTATTATTCCGGCAACGTGCATGAAACATTCCGCCCGAAACTCAAAGGCACGGACGGCAACGCAAAGGAAATAATCTATTTGACGCAAGAAGAAGTCCGGGCGATTGCCGCCTTGACATTCGCCGATGCCGACAAGCATTTGGAACACACCCGCGACGTGTTCTTGTTTTGTTGTTACACGGGCTTGCGCTTCTCCGATGTCGCCAAACTCAAACGGTGCGATGTCAAAGATACTCATATCGACGTGGTGACACAAAAGACCGTTGACGGGCTGAAAATCGAATTGAACAAGCATTCCCGCGCAATCCTTGACAAATACAAAGACGTGGTGTTTCGACACGACCTTGCATTGCCCGTTCCTTGCAACGTGCGGATGAATCTTTATTTAAAAGACATCGCCAAAGCTGCGGGCATCGACACCCCGACGCGCATTGTATATTTCAACGGCAACAAGCGGCATGAAGAAGTTTTTCCGAAATGGGCATTGATAACAACCCACGTCGCCCGGCGCACGTTTGTTGTGACCGCGCTTCAACTTGGAATCGCCGCCGAAGTCATAATGCGGTGGACGGGGCATTCAAAGTTTGAAGCGATGAAACCTTACATTGCCATCGTCGATGAATTGAAGAAAAAGTCGATGAATAAATTTGATGAATTGTGATGGTACACGATGAAGTACACGAATTTTAGACACGATTTTGAAACGCTATGACACCCCACAATATCACAAATTCAGCTAATAATTTAAAAATCACCGAATTGGCATTATATAACATTGTAGAGTTTCAGGCGTTTGGCTCTCGTCCTCTCCGCCAAGGCCTAAAAACCTGCAAGTGTGACTTGCAGGTTTTTTATTTTAGTGTCAGTCATGAAATATTGTTTTTAGTGTGGATGTATTGAGTTGCATCTTGATCTTAACGGAATCACTTTCATGAAGATGTTGGAGTAGGAGGGTCTATTCATGGCAAAGGAAATGGACCTGTCGGTCATCTGCTTTGGTGCTGAATTTGTTAATAACGTCATTGGAATGTGACTGCCGTAAATGGTAGGGCTTATAGCACAGTGCGCGTTGTGGTTTGATATTGTCGAGGGCATGCGGTCGACATTTATAATATCAACAGCGAAACGGCTTTTGCATGTCGTCTTTGGATGCGGTTATTATTTAGGACGGAGTTGCCAGAAGGCTACGGCAGCAGCAGCCGCTACGTTGAGTGAATCTACGTTGTGCGACATGGGAATGCGTGCCACGTAA